CCACCGGCTGGCCAGCACCGCAACGCCCGCGCCCAATGACTGGATGGAGCTTGCCAGCCACGCGGAGTTCCTTGGCGTCTGCTCCCGCGCGGAAATGCTCGCCACTTACTTTGTCCATGACGGTGGGGAAACCCAGAAGTGGCGCCTGAAGGGGCACGCTGTCACGCCGTTCTGGAAGTGGGTCTGCTCCTGGGCGGCGCTGCTCCAGTCTCCGGAGGACATTGGCTTTGATGGCTCCCGGCACAAGCTGCCGGAACTGCGCCAGCACTTGGCCACCATCACCAGCAACAGCGTCTTGCCCGGTGAGCTTTTCGTGGTGGAGGCGCAGACCCTTCAGGAGCGTCTGGCCGCAAAGCGCAAGACCGTGGATGAGCGTGTGGCCGAGGCTGCGCGGGTGGTGGCCAACCATCCCGATGAGCCTTGGGTGGTCTGGTGCCACCTGAACAACGAATCGGACGCGCTGGCCGAAGCCATCCCCGGTTCGGTGGAACTGCGCGGGGACCAGGACGAGGCCACCAAGGAGCGCATCCTGCGGGAGTTTGCCGAGGGAAAGATTCGCGTCCTTATCGGCAAGCCATCCATGTGCGGCTTCGGTCTCAACTGGCAGCACTGCTCAAAGATGATTTTCGTCGGACTGAATGACTCGTGGGAGCAGATCTACCAAGCCATCAGGCGGTGCTGGAGGTTCGGACAGAAGCGACCTGTGGATGTGTGGTTCGTGGCCGCTGACATCGAGGGCAACGTGGTGGCCAACATCGAGAGGAAGGACCGACAGTCCAAGGAAATGGCCGACCGGATGATCGCGGAGACATCCGTTTTTGTGACCGAGGAACTGAAGGACGGGAGGAACATTCAAGTGGAATACAAGCGCGAAGTGAAGACCGGGGAAGGCTGGGAGATGAGGCTGGGCGACTGCGTGGATGAGACCGCGGGGATGGCCGATGATTCCATCGACTTCTCCATCTACTCGCCACCATTCGCAAGCCTGTACACCTACAGCGCATCGCCGCGGGACATGGGCAACACAAGGAACGATGAGGAGTTTTTCGAGCAGTACCGCTTCCTTGTGCGCAACCTGTACCGCATCACCAAGCCGGGAAGGCTGACGGCTTTCCATTGCATGCTGCTTCCCAGCAGCAAGACCCATCACGGCGAGATTGGCCTGCGGGACTTCCGCGGTGAGCTTATCCGCATCCACAACGAGGAGGGTTGGATTTACCACAGCGAAGTCTGCATTTGGAAAGACCCGGTCACGGCCATGCAGCGGACCAAAGCCATCGGTCTCTTGTGGAAGCAACTCAAGAAGGATTCCTGCATCAGCCGCCAAGGTATCCCGGACTATCTGGTGGTTTGCCGGAAGCCTGGGGTGAACACCTCGCCGGTCAGCCACACGGCGGAAGAGTTCCCGGTGGGTGAGTGGCAGAAGATTGCCTCGCCAGTCTGGATGGACATCAACCCCAGCGACACCTTGCAGAAGACAAGCGCCAGGGAGGAAGAGGACGAGCGCCACATTTGCCCGCTCCAGCTTGAGGTGATTCGTCGGGCCTTGCGCATGTGGTCCAACGAGGGAGACACCGTGCTTTCCCCCTTCGGCGGCATTGGCTCGGAAGGGCACGTCTCACTCCAGATGGGCAGAAAGTTCATCGGATGTGAACTCAAGGAATCCTACTGGAAGCAGGCCTGCGCCAATCTGGCGGCGGCGAAAGCATCCAGCCGCAATCTGTTCCAAGAAGTTTGAGGAGGGATAGCTGCGATGATCTTACGCGACTACCAATCCGACTCCGTATCCTCCGCCTGGGATTTCATGCGGGCCAATGAGGATGGGAACCCGCTCATCGTTATACCGACAGGCGGCGGGAAAACCCCCGTGATGGCCGAACTGATACGGCACGCGGTCAAGGAATGGGAAGGGCGGATCATTGTCCTTTCCCATGTGAAGGAATTGATCCAGCAGACTGCGGACAAGCTGCGTCAGGTCGCCCCGGATGTTGCCTTCGGGATCCACAGCGCGGGAATTGGCAGCAGGGACACCGATGATCCGGTGGTGATCGCCCAGATCCAGAGCGCTTACAAGACTGGCGCCCCGAAGTTCGGGTCAAGGGATCTGGTCATCGTGGATGAGGCGCACATGATCCCGCCCGACGGGGACGGGATGTACCGCCAATTCATCGGAGACCTGCGTACTGGAACGCCTCACGCCAGGGTGATCGGGTTGACGGCGACACCGTACAGGACCGCAAGCGGTTCCATCTACGGGCCTGACCGGCTGTTCTCGGACATCTGCTACGAGATCTCCGTGACCGACCTTATTGGCAGGGGGTTCCTTTGCCCGTTGATCACAACCCCCGTGGCCAAGGATGCAAAGGCTGATCTGTCCGGGGTGGGGAAGCGTGGCGGTGAATTCATCGAGGCTGAATTGAGCCGGGCTTGCTTGCGGGGGACGCTGGTCGACAACGCGGTGGATGACATGATCCCCAAGGCGGAGGGCAGGAAATCCATCCTGGTGTTCGCGGTCGGTGTGGCCCATGCCGACGCCATAACCGCAACGCTCAGGGCCAGGGGTGAGGTGGCAGCCCAAGTGGATGGATCCACACCTTCACTTGAGAGGGGTTGGACCGTCGAGGAGTTCAAGTCCGGGGCAATCCGCTGGCTTGTGAATATCGGGTGCTTCACCACGGGGTTTGATGCCCCATGCGTTGACTGCGTGGTCATGCTCCGACCAACCATGTCAACCGGCCTTTATTACCAGATGGTTGGGCGCGGGTTCAGGATCAGCCCCTCAAAGGAGAACACGCTGATCCTTGACTACGGCGGGAACATCGCCAGACACGGGCCCGTTGACGCGATCAAGCCTCCCAAGGCCAGATTGTCTGAGGCAAGGCCGAACAGGATCTGCAAGGAATGCGGCGAGGAATGTCATCCCGACTGCCTTTCCTGCCCATCCTGCGGCCATGTGTTCACCAAGGAGTGCCAGAGTTGCCACGAGTTTATTCCGATTGGTTCGGAAATCTGCCCCATCTGCAACGAGGATCAGGCCAGGAAGATCAGCATCACACATGAGACCAAGGCCCACACGGGCGTGGCGATACTTTCCACCCAGATCATCAGGGAGACCCACCAAGTTGGAGATGTCATCTATTCCAAGCATGTGCGAAGGAGGCTCAAGCCGGGTGAGACCCACGCCACGCCCACCATGAAGGTGGAATACATGCCGCCGGGTTCGGGGCCGGAAGGCAACCTGTCCTTCACCAACAAACCAGTATTCACCGAATACGTCTGCATCGAACATGAGGGCTTCGCCAAGTCCAAGGCCCAAAAATGGTGGAAGAAAAGATCCAACGATCCCTTCCCGGCCACGGTTGACCAAGCCGTGATGGTCGCGGAAAACGGGGGGCTTGCCTTCACCACCGAAATCACACTGAAAATCGACCCGAAAAAAGACTTTCCCGAACTGGTCAGCTTCAAGATGACACCACTTCCAGAGATTGAACACGATCCGACCGGGACGGTCCCGGCTGATGTCATGGATGATCTTCCCTTCTGATTCAGGACAACGCATGAACGCAGCATTGCAGACCGCCTTGGAACTGGCGGCACTGGGTTACAAGGTATTTCCGCTCTCTCCCGGAAAGAAAGCTCCCCACGGGGGCTTGGCCCCGAGCGGTGTCCTCGATGCCACCTGCGAGGTTGGGATCATCGAGGCATGGATCAAGGCCTGCCCCTCCTGCAACTGGGGGCTGTCAACCGAAGGCCTTCTGGTTGTCGATTCCGATGGGAAGGACAACCCATGGCCCCACGACCAGGACAGGATGATGGACCTGATCAACGCCGGGGCGATCTGCATGACCGCACGCGGTGGCAGGCATTACATATTCCGCCAACCGGTTGGCAAGAACTGGCGGTCCACAGCCGGGAAGCTGGGGGAGAAAGTCGACACCAGGGCAAACGGCGGCTATGTGGTCCTCAACGGCTCCACCGTCACCAACGACGGGGTGGCCGGGTTTTACCAGTGGGTGACGGACATGGAACTGGTCCAACCCATGGACGAGTTGCCAGAACCACCGGAATGGCTTATCGAGGCGCTCGACGCGGCGGCAAGCCGCAAAGCCTCACGGGACTGGGTGGACAACGGCAACGGTGACATACCCGAAGGCAGAAGGAACCACACGCTGGCCAGCATGGCCGGAGGCATGCGCCGCTTCGGCATGTCCGAGGCCGAGATCCTCGCGGCCATCACCGTGGCCAACGAGGCCCGATGCGTACCACCCCTGGACAGCGGCGAGGTGGAAAAGATAGCCGAGAATATTTCACGCTACGAACCTGACCAGCTTTCCACCGACATTGTTCATGACCTTGAATCCGTGAACATCGACAGCCTGATCAACCCACACCGGATACTCGACGGCATACTGCCGGAAAAGGTGGGGGAAGTCGATGATCCCGGAGAATTCCCAAGGCACCTTCTGGAGGTTGAAGGATTCATCAAGGATTTCATGGAGCTTGTGGGTGATACCTGCCACAAGCACCAACCCGTGCTTGCCTTGGCTGCCGGCATTTCCATCCAATCCCTGCTGGCCGGGCGTAGGGTAATGGATCCCATCGGCACCAGACCAAACATCTACTGCATCGGTGTCGCCCCATCAGGACAGGGCAAGGAAGCGGCCAGAAAACTCATCAAGGAAATATTGCAGGAGGCCAACCTGCACACCTGCATGGGCGAAGGCGTGGCCAGTCACGCCGGGTTGATCACCGCCGTGGAACAATCCCCGAGGCTGTTGCTTTTGGTTGATGAAGTCGGCCGATGGCTCAAGACCATGGGTAATCCCGCAGCCGCTCCCCATCATTACGCCATCATCACCAACCTGATGAAGCTGTTCACTAGCGCAGACTCCGTCTACATCGGTGACCACTACGCTGACGCGGACAAGATGAAAACCATCATGCAGCCAAGTTGCTCCCTTTACGGAACCACAGTTCCCAAAAGCCTCTACGAATCACTGACCAGCGAGTCCGTCACTGATGGATTCCTGTCCCGAGTGTTCATTTTCGAGGGCGAAAAGACTGCCGAACGCAGAATGCCCAAGGTGATGCTAAGCAAGGAAAACACTGCCGAACTGGTCAATATTGCCAAGAAGTGGGATTGCCTGAAAGAAGGCAACATGCCTGAAGGCATGTACAAGCCCAACCCAATCCGGGCCACTTTTGAAGAGGATGCGGCCAAGGCAATCGAATCCCTGGCTTCCGATGTCGACACCCAGCAGAAAGCCCTGCCGGAAGATCTAGGCACACTTTGGACACGCTGCGAGGAAAAAGCCAGACGGCTCGCACTCATCCACGCCTGCTCCAGAATCGGGCCCGAAAAAGAAATCAAGATCTCCAACAAGGACATGGATTGGGGGATCCAACTGGCCAAATACCTCACCAAGCGCGCCATCTGGCTCTGCCAGCAATGGATCTCCGAAGGCCAATTCGATGCTAAAAGACGCGCCATCCTGCGCTTCATCACCGAAGAAACCATCAAAAATGGGTATACCACTGCAACATCAATCACTAGAAGATTCCAACACTTTAAATCTTCTGAGAGAAAAGAGTGCATGGATAACCTTGAGCAGGGCGGCCTTATTGTTCAGCCCAAGGGCACTGAAGAGTTCAAAAAGCTGACCGGAAGGGATATCTGCAACACAAAAGGACCAAGGCCAAAGATATGGATTACTGTATCCATAGATGCCCATGCAGGCAAATTACCGAAGTCTTTCGAATTGTGCGAATAACCTAATTTATATTCACCAGTTAATATAGGTAATTTATGAAACAGCCCATCCCTACTAATCATTCATTCAGCCCGGTCTCGCAACCTAGGGTTTCTTATTATTCTTATTATTATTATCCGATTATTATTATTATTCTATTCTTTATGAGACCTCAGCCTCCCCCACCCCACATCCCAGGGGGGCACACATACAGGCACTCCCGATACTGAAATTAATGAACAGTAAGCCAGCCACCACGACTGGGTGGCCGGATATACATTTCAATGGATTGCTGGAGTTTTAAATCATGAGCGACCGCGACACAAGCCACACGCTCACGGAGCTTCAGGAGGCCAGGGCCGACCTCGACGCCACGAGGCGCGAATTGAACCGCCTGCAAAAGCTGGTCCTGGAACAGACCAGCGTGACCTGCATGGGTCAGCGGTATTGGCCGGATT